TGCACGAAAAAACACACTTTATCTTACAAAAGTACAGAAAGGCGAATATGAGCAAATTGCAAAACAGATATTGCGCCATATGCGGAACAGAATTTAATCCGTATATGGGAAACCAAATTTACTGTTCTAAAAGATGCAGGGATGATGCAATCAACGCAAAAATCAGGGCAAAGAGAGTAATAACAAGCCCTATCGGAAAGCCGACTGCTTGCGCTGTGTGCGGCCGGCAATTTATCAGAAGTTCTCCCACTCATAAATATTGTTCTGATAAATGTAAAGACATAGGCTTTCAATCGGTCAGGGCTGAATATATGGCAACTAAAAAGCCTCAAAATTACGACCGTGACAGATGGCGCAAAATCCGTGGAAGTCAGGAATACACCAAAGAATGCATCGTCTGCGGAAAGACATTCAAAACATGGTATCCGCAAAAGATAACCTGCTCGGATGAGTGCAAAAAAGTCAGAGAAAAGCAGTACTATGTAAAGTATGAGAGATTGCCACTAAGGGCAGAAAAAGCGCATGCCAAATATATAAAACACCAATATGGTTCTGAGGAAGCGCATCAGGAATATCTTGCCGAATTGAAAAAGAAGAAGCAAGAGCAGATGGAGCAGACAAGAAGAAAGAGAGAGGTGGAAAAGGAAGCGAGAAGGAAAGCAAATCTTATTTTTGGCGAATGTGTTGTTTGCGGAAACGCTTTCAAAACATATAACCGTCAGCAAAAAACGTGCAGTAAAGAGTGTGGCAAAAAACTGTCATACGCACGCAAGCAAAGCCGAATACCCAAAAACCAAATGATTGATAAAGACATTACGCTGGAAGCCTTATATCGAAGGGATTCCGGCGTTTGTTATTTATGCGGAAAGCCGTGTGATTGGAGCGATAAAGAGGGTGTTGTCGTTGGGGCAAATTATCCGTCAATAGACCATATCGTTCCTGTCTCTCGTGGCGGACTTCACGCATGGAATAACGTTAGACTTGCACACTTCAGATGCAATGTCGATAAGTCGGATGAAATCATACCGGAAGCAAAAAAGATGATTCCGAAAAATGCTTATGAATTTAAGCGTGATGTTAAACCTCGGAAAAAGAAGACTTTGCAATTCACAAAAAACAATCAATTTTTAGCCGAATATGAATCCACCGCAGAAGCTGAAAGGCAGACAGGTGTTAAGCAACACGGCATACAAAATTGTGCCAGAGGCGAGATAAGGTCATACGGCGGATTTATTTGGAGGTACGCATAACAATGGCAAACTACAAGGGAATCGAATATCTTAGGCGTAAGCTTGCGCAGAAGCGTCCCAGAATAGACCTGAGATACAGGTATTATGACATGAAATACCTGGTCAAAGACCTGAATATCAGCACCCCTCCTGACCTTAGAGCATGGATGAGTACGCTTGGATGGTGCGGGACTGCGGTCGATTCTCTTGCGGACCGTCTTGCGTTTGAGGGCTTTCGAAACGACGCTTTCGGCATGACGGAAGCATTCAAGGCAAACAATCAGGATGTAATGCTTGATGCGGGTATACTTGGCGCGCTGATTTCGGCGTGCGACTTTATCTATATCACAGCGGATGAGACCGGCTTCCCTGTCATGCGCACGATTGACGGCAGGAAAGCGACAGGAATCATTGACCCGATCACGAACATGCTGACGGAAGGCTATGCGATCCTGGAAGAGGATGAGTACAGCAGGCCAACGATAGAAGCGCACCTTATGCCGTTCCGGACGGATATCTATGAGGCTGGCAAGTTCGTCCGGAGTTATAAGCACTCTGCTCCGTATCCGCTACTCGTTCCGATGATATTTAGACCGGATGCGACAAGGCCGTTCGGACACAGTCGTATCAAGCGGAGTATGATGAACATTGTGCAGGCGGCTGTTCGTACGATTAAGCGCTCGGAGATATCAGCGGAATTCTACAGCTTCCCGCAAAAGTATATTCTCGGAATGGACCCAGACGCGGAGCGTATGGACAAGTGGAGAGCGACCATGTCGAGCATGCTCCGGATTGATAAGGACGAGGACGGCGACAAGCCAACTGTCGGGCAGTTCCAGATGGCGGCGCAGACTCCGCATAGTGAGCAGTTGCGGATGCTTGCGGGACTGTTTGCGGGCGAGACAGGACTGACACTGGATGACCTTGGTTTTCCGTCCCAGAACCCGTCAAGCAGTGAAGCAATCAAAGCGGCACACGAAACGCTCCGCCTGACTGCCCGCAAAGCACAGCGGACGTTCGGCGTCGGAATCCTGAACGCCGGATATCTCGCCGCATGCGTGAGGGATAATCAGACATATCTCCGAAAGCAGGTCGCAGGTACAGAACTCAAATGGGCGCCGATATTTGAGGCGGATGTCTCTGCGCTTGCAGGCATCGGGGACGCCGTGCAGAAGATTCAGACTGCATTCCCTGATTACTTCGACGAGGAGAAACTCCACTCGCTGACAGGTATCTGATATGAGTGAAGATATAAACAGAATTTTAAGGATATACGAAGCCGCCCGAAAGCGGTCCGGAAAGATGCGTGCATTTTCCGATGTGCAGGATTATGTTCTGTCGCTCGGCGATGCGGCCGCCAAAGCGTTGAATGGTATTGATTTTTCTGCAATGACCGAAAGCGAGATAATCACCATATTGAACCCGATTTTAAAGCGTGCGCATTCCGATGCGGTAAATGCGGAAACATCCATGATCAGGTCGACGATAAAACGGGCTAAACTCGGCATCGACACTCTCGTGCCTAAATACAGCGCGGATAAGACCCGAGAACTTGCACGCGATTTTAGCGCCAAGCAGGTATCGCTTGACTATGTCCGCAACGCCATATCAAGGCGGATTATGGAAAGTGCAGATGAGACCGTCCGAGAGAACGCACAGGCGCATTATGATATGGGGCTGACCGTGCACATTGTCCGCAGGTACAGCAGCCTGGGACTTCGGAATGGCACACCGTACGCAGAACCATGTCAGTGGTGTCTGGACAGGTGCGGAGAATGGGACAACTATCAGGAAGCGTATGACGCCGGATGTTTTGAACGTCACGACGGCTGTTGCTGTCAAATTGATTATGACGTAGGCGGAACACATACAACGAGTAAGGATAAATGGAACTGGTACAACAGATAGGAGGTGCAGGATGAGGAACAAAGACCCCGCCGAAGTAAAGGAGGAGTAGCATGGACAGAGTCGGGAGACAATCCCCGACGGTGTCCGTTATCCTGCCTTATACAGCATCAAGAGCACAGGAAGCCATAGACCTGTACAATCAGTCTGAAAACAGCATGCTCGATTGGCAGAGCGCTCTTACGTTCGACATTATGGCGATTGACGACGAAGGGCTATGGGTGCATCAGAAATTTGGCTACTCCGTCCCGCGTCGAAACGGCAAGTCAGAGATGGCACTTGCAAGATGCGTCTGGGGCTTGGCGAACGGCGAACGGATACTCTACACGGCACACCGGACGAGCACGGCGCACGCTATCTGGGACAGGCTTGCAAGGCTCTGCCCGAAAGTCGGCGTCAACATCACATCGTCATTTAAGGCATTCGGTAAGGAGCACCTGTATACAGAAAATAGCGCTATCGAGTTCCGGACACGCACATCCTCTGGCGGACTTGGCGAGGGGTATGACGTACTCATCATTGATGAAGCGCAGGAATACACGCCGGAACAGGAAACGGCGCTGAAATACGTCGTTACGGATTCGGCAAATCCACAAACGATTTACTTCGGGACTCCGCCGACTGCAATATCGGCGGGCACAGTCTTTCCGAAGTTCCGAAAGAACGTTCTGCACGGCGATTCGTATTCTTCCGGATGGGCTGAATGGTCTATCCCCGAGATGGTCAGCAATGTCGATGATGTCGATTTGTGGTACGAGACAAATCCTTCGCTCGGCACTGTCCTCAAAGAGCGCACGATCCGTTCGGAAATCGGCGACGATATTACGGACTTCAACATTCAGCGTCTCGGCCTGTGGATTAAGTACAATCAGAAATCCGCAATCAGCCGGAACGAGTGGGAAGCACTGCAGGTGAGTAAACTGCCAGAACTGACCGGACAGCTATTTGCCGGTATCAAATTCGGCATAGACGGAAATAATGCCGTTTTATCCATCGCAGTCCGCACAAAAGACAATCGCATTTTCTGCGAAGTTGTAGGCTGTCGCCCTATTCGTGACGGCGTAGGATGGCTTGTAAGCTTCCTGCAGAATGCAGACGTCCGAAAGTGCGTAGTGGATGGCAAAAACGGATCTGATGTGCTCATAGACGCTTGTAAAGACGCAAAAATCAAACATGTTGAGACGGTAAGTGTGCAACAGTTTATTAAAGCCAATTCGGTTTTCGATATGGCAATGGAAAACGGCACATTTTGCCACATGCAACAATCAGCAGTGACGCAGGTAGTATCTAACTGCGAACGCCGGAAGATAGGGGCATACGGCGGCCTCGGATACCAATCTCTCATCGAGAATATGGATATCGCACTGCTCGACAGTATGATTCTTGCGCACTGGATTTGTTCTGACACTAAGGCAGAGAAGAAAAAGCAAAATATTGATTATTAAGGCATCGGGTGACCGGTGCTTTTTTAATACACATTTTTACGGATACCGACCGGAAATCGGGAAAAGGAGAAACAGATGGCAGAATTTACCCCCATCGAAACACAGGAACAGCTTGACAAAATCATCGGCGAGAGAATCGCGCGCGCAAAGCAATCAGCGGCTGAGAAGTATGCAGACTATGACGACATCAAGGCAAAAAATGCCGAGTATGTACAGCAGATTTCCTCTTTGCAGGCACAGCTTCAGGCGCAGACCGATACGCTTGCCGGAAACGAGACGTCAATCGCTGACCTCACGGCAAAAGTTAAAAAGTACGAGACCGACTCGGTAAAAACGGCGATTGCTCTGGAAATGGGACTGCCCTACCAGATGGCAGGCAGACTCAACGGTGAGGACGAGAAAGCGATCCGCGCCGATGCAGAAGCAATGGTAAAACTCATAAACGCGCAGACACAGCCCGCACCGATCGGCTCGACCGAACCGGCAACCGCAAAAGCACCTGCTGGCGCTTCGAACCTCTGGGCGTCTGTCGCCTCACAAATCACAAGCGAATAAGAAAGGAGCCAACATTATGGCAACTCTTACAACTCATCTGGACCTTGCTCCCGAACTTGTAACCGATATTTTTTCTAAAGTCAAAGGGCACTCCGCTCTGGCATCCCTCTGCGGCGCCGACCCGATCCCATTCAATGGCATCGAAGTCATGACATTCAGCATGGACGGCGAGGCTGAACTCGTCGGAGAGGGCGACACTAAATCTCCCGGCGAAGCTGCTTTCGGCTCTGTCACGATCAATCCGTTCAAACTGGTCTATCAGCATCGTCTCACCGATGAATTTATCCGCATGAGCGATGAGAAGCGTCTGCCCTACCTGCAGGCATTTGGCGATGGTTTTGCAAAGAAGATCGCTCGCGCCGTCGATATTACCGGCTTCCATGGTCTGAATCCGAAGACCGGTGCAGTTGCGAACAGCATTCGTTCTAAGTCCTTCGATATCATGGTCGAGAACACTATCACATATGACGCTACCACTCCCGACGATAACATCGAGGCGGCAATCGCACAGATCCATGCCGCAGATGGCGAAATCACCGGCATCGCAATGGCTCCCGCATTCGGCGCAGCTATGGCAACCGTCAAGGTCAACGGTGTCGTTCAGTATCCGGAATTCAAGTTCGGCGGCCGCCCTGCTTCCTTCGCAGGCTATGGCATTGACGTAAATAACACCGTGACATTCGGCACCGACACTAAAGATGTCGCGATCATCGGCGACTTCCAGAACGCCTTCAAGTGGGGCTATGCCGCAAACCTGCCCCTTGAAGTTATCGAGTACGGCGATCCCGATGGTCTTGGTGACCTCAAGCGCAAGAACCAGATCGTTCTCCGTGCAGAGGCTTATATCGGCTTTGGCATCCTCGACGCCGCTTCCTTCTCCCGCATCATCACCGAATAAGGAGTAACACATGGCCAGTTTTGCAACAGTCGCCGATGTGCTGGAGATTACAGGCAAAGACTATACGGGCGCGGAGATGAATCGGATTGAGACATTATTAGAACTCATCTCCGACACTCTCCGCACTTACGCCACCAACATCGGCAAAGATTTGGACAAGATGGCGGACGCCAGTACAGCATATGCGAATGTTTTAAAACTGACGACCGTCGATATAGTTATCAGGGCAATGCGCCAGTCATTCGACGGCGACCCGCTGACACAGGAATCGCAGAGTGCTATCGGCTATACATGGTCCGGCACTTATGCGATTCCAGGCGG